ACCGCCACCGACATGTCCAACGCGCAGAAGGAATATCTCTATGCGAAGAACAAGGCGCGGTATCAGGCGATGAAGGCCAACGGCCAGTATACGGAGCAGAAACAATGAACGACGACGTGATTGATGCCGTAAAGCCGGCGACCCGTCGAGGCTGGCCCAAGGGCAAGCCTCGCGCCAAGGCCATGCCGGATGCGGTCAAGGCCGCTGCCGATCGCGCCGTGGAGCGCGCAGCATCGCCGAAGCCAACCATGCTCACCAAGATGAAGGCGCAGCCGAATTGGGAGAGCGATGACTTCGTCGGCGTCGGCCAGGATCAGGTCAGCCGCCTTTTGGTCGCACCCGAGAAGCTCGCGCTGCTGCACCGGGAAGGCGTCGCCCTGCAATGGGGCACGCGCTCCGTGCGCGGCATGGACACGCCGCAGGAGCTATCGAAGATGACGCGCGGCGGCTGGACGCCGGTCTATCAGTCCGATTTCGAGCACCTGCTTGACGGCGATTTCATGCCGAAGGGCCAGGACGACATCATTACGGTCGACGACTGCATGCTGATGGCCCGGCCCACCGCTATCCATGCCAAGGCCAAGCAGCATGAGAAACGCCTCGCCAATGAGCGCCTCAACATCATCGACGCGCAGATGGGCCAGGGCATCCCGAACGTCACCGGTTCCACCGGCCCCGGCGTGCGCAACGTCATCAAGAAGACGGTCGAGCAGATCGAGATTCCGGAGTAACCATGGCATCCGTCGATAGCACGTCAGACGAGCGCGTCATTAACAACACCATGCGCCATCAATACCGGGTGCTCTCCGAGTCCGAGAAGGCGACCATGCAGGCGATCAAGGACGACGGGCTCGAATTTTACGAGCTGATCTGCAACGTCGGCACGAGCCGCGAAATCTCGATCGCCAAGACCAAGGTCGAAGAGGCGGTGATGTGGGTGGTCAAGCACATCACGGCATGATCGTGGAAGGGGATTTGCGACGACGGCAAGGTCGCCCCGCACTGTAAATGCGGTCCTTATAGGCGCGAGGTTCGACTCCTCCCCCGACCACCAGCCCCCTTGCACGCCACGAAGAAATAATATAATGCTCAAATCTTGAGGGACGCGCTGTCTCTCAGAAATGCCCTCCGCGCGCCGTGGAGGCTCAGGTGATGACCAAGAACGCGATTGTCGCGGCTGGTCGCCATTCCAGGAGCCTGCCACATGGCCAACACCCTCGCATCACCCTCCATGGGCTTCCAGTCCTTCCGCCGCGCGGATGGTGGATCGCCGACTCAAGGCATGACCGAAGTCTGGGTCGCATCGACCGATCCCGGTCTGATCTTCCGTGGCGACCCGGTGATGACATCGAGCAACGGCGGCACCAACCTTTCCGGCGCCTACATCACGTCGGTCAACAACAATTCCGTCACCACGTCGACCGGCTTCCTGTGCCGAGGCATTTTTCAGGGCTGCTACCAGTATCAGCCCAGTGTGCAGCGTGTGGTCTGGAGCAACTTCTACAACGGCAGCGTGACCGGCAGCACGCAGGACATCAAGGCCTACATCATCGATGACCCCAGCGAGCAATTCCTGGTGCAGGCGTCGACCAAGGCCGCGATCACATCGTCCTATATCGGGCTGAACATCGGCATCACCTACAACACGACGACCGGCAACACCCTGTCCGGCTACTCCAACGTCACGCTTGAAGCGACGTCGGCCCTATCGGGCAGCTCCGGCGCGCTCCAGCCATTCCGCCTCGTCGACTTCTACTCGGCTTACGCGCCGGGGCCCGGCGCATTCGGCAGCGTCTCGGGCGGTGCGAGCCAGACCAACATCGTCAACGGCATCGATAACGCAAACGTGGCGAACATGGTGATCGTCCGCCTCAACAACTGCGACCGTCTGTCTCTGACGGCGCGGAGTAGCTGAACCATGAACGGTTGGAGCATTACCACCGTTGCTGCGGCTGGCGTGTTGTCGAGCGAGGCTACTGTGATTGTGCGGGACTCACCGTGGATGGTCGTCAACACGATCGTTGACGTCAACAGCAGCAACATCGCTGTCCAACTCCCGACCAATCCTTCGTTTGGCGATGTGGTTGAAGTCTGCGGAAGCTCAAGCAGCAACGGGTCTGGTTACGTTTGGTACGCGCTTACGCCGGGTAGCTCCCTCTATCTTTTTCAAGACCTTGGTCACGGACAATGTCGCTCGTACCGGTACATCTCCGGTCCGAGCTGGAACAAGTACAGCTAGGAGGGCCACGTAAATGCCCGTCGCACTTAGTCAAATCAAAGACCTCCTACTTCCTGGCCTGTGGGGAATTGACGGCCGCTATCCCATGATCGAGCGGCAGTGGACCCAGATTTTCAAACAGGTCGACTCCAACATGTCGCTGGAGCGCCGGGCCGCGATGCGTTACCTCGGTTACGCCCAGCTCAAGAACGAGGGCGGCGTCACCGCGACCGACAACAACAGCGGTCAGCGCTATATCTACAATGCTCAACATTTTGAGATCGGGTTGATGTACAGCATCACCCGCCCCGCCATCGATGACAATTTGTACAAGGGCGAGTTCGGGCCGAACAACGATGGTCTGATGGAGGCGTTCAAAGAGACGGAAGAGGTCTACGCCGCGAACATCCTGAACAACGGCACCACGTTTAACACCACGGTGCAGGGCGATGGCGTTGCGCTCTTCTCGACCGCGCACCCGATCGATGGCGCGACCATCGCCAATCAGCCGTCGCCGGACGTCTCCTTGAACGAGACATCGCTCCTCAATGCCGCGATCTCGATCCGGTCGACCTGGAAGAACAACGCCGGCCTGAAGATTCACGCACGCGGCCAGAAGCTGATCGTGCCGGCGAACCTGGAGCCGATCGCGGCCCGCCTCTTTAAGAGCGAGCTGCGCGTTGGCACCGGCAACAATGATATCAACGCAGTCAAGGAAATGGAGCAGTCCTTCAAGGACAACTACATGGTCTATGACTACCTGACGTCGTCCTTCGCGTGGTTCGTGCTGACCAACCATCCTGGCCTCGTGTTTTTCAACCGGAAGGCCTTTGAGTCCGACATGTCGGTGGAATTTTCGACGGATAACCTATTGGTCAAAGGTTATCAGCGCTATGTGCCGAGCTATTACGACTGGCGGCACATTTACGGCACCTTCCCGACCTCGTGATGGAGACGACATAGATGCCCATCACCGCATTCTCTGGTCCGATTGGCCAATTTGGCACGGTGCTAACGGCTTCGGCCGGCACCGGCCTGCTCGGCCTCGACACCGAGCATAACAATCAGCGCGGCCCGATGTTCTCGGACCTCGGCGACATGCTGATGGACCCGCGCGTCGCGTTCGCCTTTCAGCCGGGCTCTGCGGTCACCGCCAAGACCTTCGGTTTCTACAACAACCAGTTCCTGGTCGACTATGTCCCGCTGACGATCAACACGTCGGCGCTCAATGCGTCGTCGATCGTCTCCACCGGCGTGACCACCTATTCGATTCCGTCGTCGCTCGGCGTCTCTTCGAACGGCATCATCTCGACCACGATCATCGCGCCGGAAACCGGCACGGCGACCGGCACCTTGCTGGCCATCGACTCCACCGCTGCCTATGTGACCTTCGGTTCGGATGGCGCCCTTGCGGCGTGGAATCCGAGCGCCGGCACCGGCCGCAACGTGCAGATCATCACCTCGTCCTCGGGCGATGGCGGCACGTTCTCGATCGCCGGCCGCGATATGTATGGCTTCAAGATCACCGAGAGCATCGCGCTCTCGCAGGGTACGACCAATTCCTCTGGCGTCACGATGAAGACCCAGAAGGCGTTCAAGTACATCTCCTCGATCAAGAACACGACCACGCCGACATCGACCGGCGTCTCAATCGGGTTTGGCGACACCTACGGTTTCCCGCTCTATACGCCGTATGTGGGCTTCAATTCGCAGGTTGCGATTCTCGCATCTGGCGTCGGATCGAGCCTCGGCGGCATCGTCAACCTGTCGTCAGGCAACACGATCCTGGCGGCGGGCACGAGCATTACCCAGACGTCCACCACGGCGGATGTTCGTGGCACGTTTGCATCGACCACGGCCTCCAATGGCGTGGTCCGCATCCAAATGTTGTGCACCCCGGTCGCATCGGCGGCAGCGGGCATCACCTCCACCAACGTCGCGCCCTTCTTCGGCGCCACGCAGTTCTCCTCGGTCTAAGGAGCCGGACGATGGGTCATACAAAACATCACAAGAAGGCCAAGGGCGGCCGGGTCGAGTACAACGCCAAGGGCTCCAACGTCATGGAGGAAGCTCACGAGAAGGCCGGCGGCGGCGCAGTGACGAAAGCCCTCGGCGGCGGGGTGCCCGGCAAGAAATCCGGCGGGCGCATTTCCAAGGCCCGTGGTGGCGGCGTCGGCGCCGACAAGCACCCTTTCAGCTCGGCACACCGGGGGTAGAGTGCGCCGCCTCCGGTGGGTGGATCAAGGGAGCCATCAAGCATCCCGGTGCTCTGCACCGGGCTTTGCATGTTCCAGAGGGTGAGAAAATCCCGGCCAAGAAGATGGCGAGCGCCGCGCATTCGGATAACCCGCGCATGAAGCGCATGGCCAATCTGGCCAGGACGCTCAAGGGATTGCATCACTAATGCAGCCGATCTATGTGACTCTCAATTCGTCATCGACCGGCACGCCGACGTCGTGGAAACTCGCCAATTGGCAAGCCACGCCATTTAACGCGACGTTCGCGGTGATCGCCAATAGCACCAGCTCTTTCAACATCGACCTGACCTATGAGGACCCGACCGGGGTCTATCCCAACCCAAATTCCAGCTCGCCGACCGCGTTCTCTCTGATCTCAAGCGGATCGAGTTCGCAGGTTGTCGTGCCGTCGAGCTTCATGCCGTTTGCCGGGTACAGGTATGCCATCAATGCCATCAGCTCGGTCGGCGGCAAAGTGCAGTTCATCTATCTGCAGGCCGGAATCGGGTGAATGGAACGGCATCACCATCATCAGCGTTTCACATGCATCATGCTAATCGTCGATGTGCATGATGGCCGTCACCATCGTCATCGGCGCAGATACGTCATCTTCCTCACTGCAAACAGGAGAAGTCATTTGGCCAATGTCATCGTAACTGTAGGACACACCGTGTCGTTCACCCTGGTTTTCCTCGACCAGAACGGCAATCCGATGCGGAGCACCCCGGTGCCGGATGCGACGCCGACCTGGAGCGATACCACGCCGGCCACCGGGACACTGACGCCGGCACCGAGCGGGTTGACCGCAACTGAAATCGCCAATGCGATCGGGACCGATACCGTCAATGTCTCGCTCGCGGTTGGCGGAACGAGCTTTACCGGTACCATCGATCTTACCGTGCAGGATGTGCCGCAGGTGCTCACGAGCGTCCAGATCGCGGCGACCGTCGCGTAAGGCGGTCCGCGCGGACGGTGTCATCTTCGCCCGTGACACCGTCATGGACTTAAGTTATGAAATAGCACTCAAAACTTGGGTGCGACCTTGTCGGTCAATTACAACACCAATGTGCTCGACAGCCGGCTGCAGGACGTGGCCGACGCGATCGATGCCGGCGTCAGCAACGGCTTTCTTCGTCTGATCGGCGGCGGCGTCGTGCTCTCCTCGTTCCAGCTCTCGCGGCCATGCGGCGTTGTTGCCAGCGGCGTCCTCGCCTTTTCCGGTCTCTCTCTGATCGACCCGGCGGCCAGCGCGACGGGCGTCTCGACCGGGGCCAGGATCGAGGATTCGGCCGGCACCGTCGTGATCTCCGGTCTCGTGGTCAACGGCCCATCGTCAAGTACCGATATCTTCATGACGCCCGGCAGCGGCATCACCGCCGGCCAAACCGTCGCCATTACGGCGGCAACGATAACAGGCAACTGATGACCCTTCTCACGCCAACCTTTTCCGAACAGCACAAGGGCAACGGCGCCGCCGGCCCTGTCCACGTCATTGCAGCTCACGAGCCGACCCGTGAAGGAGAAACCCCTCCGTCTGCGCCGGTCGGCCCGATGCCCGGAGCGGCTCATAACCCTACTCCGGGCATCGGGGCGCTGCCGCTGAAGGTCGCCCTGATCGGCACCGCGCCATCTTCGCGCATGTTGGCCCCCTACGGCGATCCATCCTGGCAAATCTGGGGCTGCTCGCCCGGCAACATGAACACCTTGCCGCGCGTTGATCTGTGGTTCGAATTGCACAGCAATCTGCTCTGGCCCGAGCACGAGAATTACGGCCGGCCCTATATCGAATGGCTCAAGGCACAGCCATTCCCGGTCTACATGCAGGACCAGAGCCTCGTCCCCCGCGCCACGATCTTCCCGAAGGACGAGATCGTCGCCGAGTTCGGCGATGACTTCTTTACAAGCAGCTTCACCTGGATGATGGCGCTCGCCATGAAGATGGGCGCGGTCGAGATCGCCCTCTATGGCATCGACATGGCCTCGCGCGACGAATACGTGCAGCAGCGGCCGGGTTTCTTCTTCTTCCGGTATCTGGCGCGGCAGCGCGGCATTAAGATTTCGGCGCCGCATGAGTCGGACATCATGCAGAGCCCGGCGCTCTATGCCTACGTCGACAGCACGCCCTTGGGAAGAAAGCTCTCCGCCCGCCGGCAGGAGGTGCAGGGACGCATCAACGGGCATGCGCAGCAGATCGAGCAGGCGACGCGGGCGAAGACCTACCTTGAGGGCGCGGTCGAAGACATCGATTACATGCAATCGATCTGGAGCGGCGTCTCCAACGACATGGGCAAATTGACCTACGAGAATAACCTGCTCCGGCAGCGGATCGCGCAGCTTCAAGCGCCGCCGCCGATGCCGATCCTGCCGTCCGCCGCCGTTGGACACGTCATGCTCTCGCCGACGACGATGACGACATCGCTCTCTCCTGAGATCGAAAATTTCGTTGCCACGGTTAGGGCGACGCCGCAACGCCGCCGCCGCAAGGCGCCCACAATCGAACAGGCGCAAAGCTACCTCGAAAACGTCGTTTTGCCGGCTGTTGCTCCCCTGGAGAACCCTGATGGCTAATTTCTCGATCACCAACAGCACGGCGATCGGCGCCGGCAATACGCAGCAAAGCCTGACATCGACATACAAGACGATCATCGTCATCGGGAATAGTACCGCGACGACCGCGACGAACGGCTGGGCCGGCAATCGGCGATACAAGATCACCGATGTCATCATCGGAACGGCCGGCGCCCCGGCGGATAACGCGGTTGAATGGGATTTGGCGTTTGTCACTCTCGGGACGACGCCCGCCGGCATCACCGGAACCCTGATCAGCAGCATCAGCAGCGGCTTCAATCTCGACCCGGCGGATGTCACCTTCCAGGGAGCCGTCCAGATTAATAGCACCGGCGAGGTCGGCATCACCAATGTGATAGAACGTTGGTATCTCGGCGCGAACCAGCGCGCGAGCTTTCGCGATGTTGTCAATCCGGGCCAAGACTTCATCGTCCCCGCTCTGAGCAGCGGCAGCAGCGCCACCGGTCCCAACGCGATTGCATTGCGCGCACGCTCGGCGGGATACACCGGCACCGTGACCGCGACCATCGTCGGTAGCGAGTCGTAATGGGTTCTAATCATGACGCGTTGGAGCCCTGACACCTGCGATTGCGTGGTTGAGTACGACAATAACCTTCAGGTCACCGCCGTGATCAACAGGTGCAAAAAGCATCAAGATACGGCGAACGATGCCGTTCATCTTTCAACCGTGCTCGCCCATAACCGCAGGAAGAACACGGTCCTGAATGCGACGCGGGACCATCTCAAGGAGATTGGGTTGAGTCCGGATGTTGTTTCGGTCGTCTATGACGATGCAGACCGCCTGCACATCGTCGGCAGCGGGCTCTCATCCGCAGAACAGACGAAGCTGACAGATAAGCTAGGGATCGCGCTCAACTTCGCAGGGTAGCGTCCGATGGCATCCACAATATTCGGCGGTAATCGGGCGACCGCGATAACCCTTGGGAACTTTGCTATCCCAAGGATGAACCCGATATCGAATACCGCGACGGAGTCCATCAAGGCCGTTCCGGTGAGGGTCGCCGGCACCGCGCGCCTCATGAGCACGATCGTCGACAACCAGGGGACCGCAAGGGCGCTTGCCCTTCGCAAAAATGCTGCCGATGCCATCGTCGTCAGCCCCACGGATTCAACGGCCGGCACGTTTCAGAACCTGTCGACGACAGTGCACTATGCGGTCGGCGATACCATCGACCTCCAGTATCGAGGGACCGCGCCGGCCTTTACGATGACCGCGATCGGCTGGGTGTTTGATGCCGATAGCGGCACGGCCGCAATATATGGCGGCAATAGCGTCTCCTATACGACCGGCCTCGTTTTCATGTCGCCCGGAGGAGCCACGGAAACGAGCGAGGCGCTTGCACAGTTTCTCGTCAGGGCGCCGGCAACCTACAAGAACATGGTCGCGAGCGTGACGACCAGCGCAGCCGGGAACAACACGTTCAACTCGCGCAAGAATACCGCCGCCGGGAACATGACCATCACGGTTGGTTCCGGCCTGACTGGAATTTTCGAGGATACCACGCACTCGGATTCGCTCGTCTCCGGGGACAAGTGGTGTTTCTCGATGGCTGCTGCCGGCACGACCGGGCTTGTCGCCGCACTGTCCGTGACTGCCGTATGCACGACCGACGTTAGTGAGGTCCCATTCGGGTTTGCGGCATCCTTCAATGCTTCAAATCAGTTTTGCGGGATTTGGCAAGGAGGAACGGCACTCTCGACCACCGAAAGCACCGTGGCTCTTCAGGTTGGCGTTGACGGGAAGTTCACCAATCTCCGCGCCGTTATTGACAGCAATTCGATGGCCGGGTCGTCATCGCTCGTCTTCAGGAAGGGCGGAGTAACCGGAAATCAGGTTCTGACGTTTGGGGCCGGCGCGACGGGTTCATTCGAAGACAGCACACACACCGATTCCTTCACTGCTGCGAGCCTCGTCAACTTCATGTTCAGCGGGGGCACATCGGGCTTCATCTCATCGGGGTCAACGGGGATGACGTTCACCCCGCTTACCATCGGCTGGTTCGCGCCGTTGAGCGAGCCGGTTCGCTTCCTGCCGGGCATCAAGCCGAGCGCGCAGCAATTCCTCGCTTTCGATCCCATTCCGATTGTCCCCTTCGGCTGGTTTGAACCGTTGAGTGAGCCGGTGCGCAGCCTGCCGCCGATGCCGGCAGGCGCGAAGCAATTCAGCGCCTTCAATCCGCAGCCGTTCGTCAGCTTCAGTTGGTTCGAAGCGTTGAGTGAGCCGGCGGTGAAAACGCTGCCCGGGCTTTCACCCCGGCAGCAGCAGTTCACGGCGTTCCATCCCGCGCCATCGCCATTCGTCGCAACCGGCTGGTACGTGCCGCTAAGCGAGCCTGTGCGCTTCCGCCATGGCATCGCGGCATCGCGGCAGCAGTTCATCGCCGCGCCATCGCAATTGCGGCCGAACCCGACGACAACGGGCGTCCTTTCCGCGACGGAGACGAAGGATTCCATGCTCGGTGCCGGCACAGGATGGCATCCGGCCGGCTCTGCCGAACTTTCGATGAGGGTGGACCGGAGAGGTGGCGGCGTGGGCATTCCGGCGCAGGGATCGGCCGGTGCCGCCGCCATCGCAAGGGTCGGCATATCAATCCGGATCGTCAGCAGCTAAAAGGAACGGCCATGCCGTACAACGCACGACAGGGAGAGCCGATCACATTCGCGGCGGTGTTCTTCGACACGGCGGGCGTCGTAACCGTGCCATCATCGGCGACGCTCACGATCATCTATCCCCCGAGCAGCAATAGCCTGACGACCGTCTCCTGCAGCATTGGCATGACCACCGCCGGGCGCCAGGAGTTCACCGCGACATGGGCGAGCAGCGTCGGCGCGATCGGATTTTCGAGCTTCACCGCGACGTCGCCGGGGCAGGCCAGCGCCGCGCCAGGGAGCGCCGGAACATTGAGGCTAATCTCATGAGCTGCCGGCTAAAGAAGTAGAACCCATGGCGGAAACTGTCCTCGGCGGATTTAAGAATGTCACGGTCACCAATGCATTCTTTGCTTGGCCATTGAATGGTGCAAACGCCACCGCGACGGAAAGCTTTCGTCAGTGGCCGGTGAGGGTTGCCGGAAGTTTCGATAGATACACGATCAACATCGACAATGTCGGGACCGCGCGGAAGAGCGTCATTCGCCGGAATGGCGCCGACAGCTCGGTGACCATTAGCCCAGCCGATGGCGCATCCGGTTCGTTCAAGAGCTGGGGCACACCGCAGCACTATGCTGTCGCCGATACCTTCGATTTGGAAAACATCGTTACCGGGACCGGCTTCACTCTTATCACCTATTCTCTCGTATTTAACGCTGATGCTGGCACTGTTGGATACGCTGCAACGCAGTTTGTTTCTATCGCGCCGTCATCGACGGCATTCTCATCCTTGGGATCAAACTGGGTTCTAGGGGCCGATACAAGTTCGAAGATCACGGTTCGCGCGCCGTTTACCGCGCAGAACATGATTGCGACGGTCCAAACCAATAGTTTGACCGCAAGCACATCGGTCGTCTCTAGAAAGAATGGCGCGGCTGGTGCCGGGACGTTAACAATCGGCGCTGGCGCCACCGGAGCTTTTGAAGATACGACGCACACCGATTCGCTCGCCTCCGGCGATACGTTCGGGTTTTCTGCTGTAACCACAGCAGGTGGAACCAGCATCGCCATCATAGTCGGCTGCACGCTCAACTATACGAGCCAAAAAAGCGAAGTCGTCGGGGGCGGGGCCACATTCAACTTCAACGCCTCTCCTCAATTCGTCACCGCGCTCAACTGCAATACGTCAGGATTGACCGAGCTTTCCTGCTTGCTCGCCATCAATGGCGTCCTGTCGGCCATGCGGTTCAACGTGTTTTCGAATACGAATACCGGAACATGGACCCTCACGGTTCGAAAGAATGGCGTGAATGGCAGCCAAACCCTCTCGGTTGGCGCAACAACGACGGGCAACTTCGAAGACACCACGCATACTGATACAATCTCCGAGACGGATAGCATAACCTATACGGCGACCGGCGGGACATCGGGGACGATTGTCACCTCTGTGGCGGCGATGACGATCACGCCGATTGACTTCACATGGTATCAGCCATTGAGCACGCCGGTTCGTCAGTGGCCGCCCGTTCCGGTCGGCGCGAAACAGTTTCTCGCCTTCGATCCGCTGCCGCTCGTCTCCTTCGGTTGGTTCGCACCGCTGTCTGAGCCGGTCAGGACCCGGCCGGGCCTCAAGGCTGGCGAGGTACCTTTCCTTGCCTATATCGATAATCCGATCACTGTCACCCCATTTGCATGGTTCGTTCCATTGAGCGAGCCAGTGCGCTCGCTGCCGGGCCTGAAACCATCGCAGCAGCAATTTCGGGCCTATATCGACAATCCCATAACGGTCACCCCGTTCGCGTGGTACGCGCCATTGAGCGAGCCGGTCCGGTTTCGACAGGGCCTCGCCGCAGCAAGGCAGCAATTCCTCGCCGCGCCAAGCCAGCTCCGGCCCACGCCGGCCATCTCGGGCGTGCTTTCCGCGATCGAGACGAAGGATACCATGCTTGCCGGCGCCAGGATTTTCAACCGGCTGACGTCGGCCGAGATCGGCATTGTCGATTTACAGCCCATCGCGGCCGAGATCGGCATCCATCAAGCCGGGACGGCCGGCGCCATTGCCTCGGTTCGGATTTCAATCAACATAGTTTGAGCATTCGCTCAATTCTTGCTATGGTCGGCCATGCCGATCAGTGCACCACAAGGGCGGTCGATCGTATTCACGGCGGTGTTCTTTGACACCTCCGATGTGGTGACCGTGCCGTCATCTGCGACGATGACCGTCACTTATCCCCCGAGCAGCAACAACATCACGACCGTGTCCTGCACGATCGGCATGACCGCGATCGGCAATCAATTCACCACGACGTGGGCCAGCAGTGTCGCGGCGATCGGATTGTCCTCCTATTCGGCGACCGCGCCAGGGCAGGTAACCGCCGCGCCCGGGAGCGCCGGGACATTGAGGCTGACCGGATGACCAATCCATTCCCAGCCGTGGTCGTTACCTCCGGCACCTACGACTTCAACCCGACCGGCGGCGAATTCATCCTCAATGCGTTCGATCGGAATGGTGTCCGCCCGGTTGCGATCGAGCCGACCCAATTTCAGCGCGCCATCATGGAGCTGAACCTCGCACTGACCCGGTTCAATACCATGCCGGGCCAAAACCTCTGGACCATCGATCTACAGTCGATCCCATTGGTGCAGGGCACCGCCAGCTACTCTGTCCCGGCGGAAACTCGGATGATCCTCTCCGGCTTCATCAGGTACAGCACGAGCCCGCAGCTCGACAGGTACATGTTTCCAATCAGCAGGGATGAGTATGCGGCGATCAGCACGAAGACCACGCAGGGCTTCCCGAGCCAATACTGGTTTGATCGTCTCATCTCACCAACGGTGACCTTCTACCTCGTGCCCGATGGCGGGTTCACCTATGACTTCTTCTATTACCGCGCCCGACAGATTCAGGATGCCACCATTCTGAACGGCCAGAATGTAGAGCTGCCGACTCGCTTCTTCGACGCGATCACCGCCGATCTCGCCCATCGATTGGCCCGCATCTATCGGCCAGAGCTGGAGCAGATAAGGAAGCAGGATCGCGATGAGGCGTGGGCGATCGCGGCAGCCGAGGATACCGAATGGGTGCCGATGTACATCACCCCGGGCCTCTCCGGCTATTGGAGGCGCTGATGCGTCCGCATGGAAGGGCAAGGATCAGCGCGAGCCATCCCGAAGCGCTCGCGATCTGCCAGCGCTGCGGCTTCATGTACAATCTCTCGGACCTGCAATGGCAGTGGGATTGGCAGCAAGGCCCGCGCCTGAAGAACCTGCGCATCCAGGTCTGCCGCACCTGCCTCGATGAGCCGCAGGAGAATGGCCGCACCATTGTCCTTCCTCCCGATCCGATTCCGAAGATGTATCCGTTGCCGGAGAATTACGCCAACGCAGACAACCCGCTCTCTCCGCTCGGCTTCAACGTCGCCGATAACTTCCTTCCCTTTCCGCCGCAGAGCCTCGGCGGCAGCATCGGCACGATGGTGCTCAATGCCGGCGTCAACGCCGCGTTCAATGGGGTGACGAATAAGCGCGCGCAGATGAGTGCCGCCCTCTCGGTCTCGGTCTCCAGCTTTGGGAATACGGTTGGCAAGAACTGGGCAGCGGACCCGAGCGGCACCTCGCTCTCGCTCGCCTCGACGGTCGCGGTGCAGACCCATGTTCTCTCGTCATTTGCGCTCTACGCGCCGAGCGACGCAAAGTTTCTTAACTCGGCGACAGGAGTGACCGGTTACGCGCTGCAGGGCAGCGCCGACAACGCCAACTGGACCACTCTCGTCTCCGGGAACACTGCCGGCACGATGGGAGAGATCGTGACCGGCACATCGACGTTCGGCACCTTCTATCAATACCACCGCGTCGCGATCCAGGGCGACGGCATCTCGGCGGTCTACATCGCGCAGGCGGTCTTTTCCGTCTCCGATGCCGCACCGAACGATATCTGAGAGGGGATCATGGCGCAGAATTTTACGACCCTCGTCTCCGAGATCGCCACGATTACCGCGATCACGTCGAATGTGCTCGTCAATGGCGACACCAATTTTGGCGGCATCATGAACGTGTTGATCGATTATGCCGAGGGCCGGCTCTATCGCGAGCTTGACGTGCCGGTTGTCTCGGTCACCGACACATCCGTCTCATGCAGCAGCGGCGTGCGCAGCATCTCGCTGTCGACCACGCAGGGCTCTCTTCTCGTCATCCAGACGCTCAACCTCCTGACCTCGGCCGGGGCGACATCATCCTATGCCACGCGCGTGCCGCTCGTGCCGACGTCGCAGGCTGTGATCGATATGATCTATCCCTCGGCCACGTCGTCGAACTGCGGGCAGCCGCAATATTTTACCCGGCTCTCCGATGTGCAGATCGTCCTCGGGCCGACCCCGGATCAGCCTTACGGCACCGAGGTCATCGCGACGATCCGGCCCAGCCCGCTCTCGGCGACCAATAGCAGCACTTGGCTTACTCAGAACGTGCCCGAGCTGATGGTGGCCGCCTGCATGATCTCGGCCGCCGGCTACATGCGCGACTTCGGCGCGCAGAGCGACAATCCGCAAATGGCACAGAGCTGGGAGTCGCAATATCAGGCGCTGATGAAGTCGATGAACGTCGATGCCAACCGTATGCGGTTCGAGTCGGCGGCATGGACCAGCCAGCAGCCGTCACCGCTCGCAACCCCGCCGAGGACCTGATTCATGCCTTGGGGTGCCATCCAACTGAAGCCCGGCGTCGATACGCAACTGACCCTCTCGGCCAACTCGGCCGGCGTCTCGGCCTCGCAGCTCATCAGGTACAAGGAAGGGCTGATCCAGACCATGGGCGGCTGGACCAACTATGTTTCATTCACCGTGCCGTCGACGGTGCGCGATCTGCACCCCTGGCAGGATGCGGCCGGGGCCAAGCATCTTTCTGTCGCCGGTACCGCACAGCTCGCGGTCCTCACGGCGGGGTCCCTGCAGGATATCACGCCGCAGACCACCACCACGAACCCGACGCCGAATTTCTCGATCTCGTCCGGGAGCAATCTGGTTACGGTGGTCGACGCCGGTTCATCGGCCACGACCTTTAACACCGTCTATTTCAATACCCCGATCGCGATCGGGGGCTTCCTGCTCAACGGCGCCTATCCGATCCACTCGGTGGGCGGTTCTTCGATCTACACGCTTTTGCTGTCGTCGGCCTCCGCAACGACAGTCTCGGCGAGCGGCATATTGCCAATATTCACTACATCATCGGGCTCGGGAACGGTGACGGTCACGCTGCCGAACAATGGCTTCACGGCGATAACGGGCCTATTCCAGCAATTTATCGCAACGACCAGCGTCGGCGGCCTGACGATCCAGGGCAAGTATCAGATCAATTCGGTGATCGACTCGACCAACTTTACCATCAACGCGACGCAGCAGGCATCCGCTGCTGCGACCGCGACGATGAATGCCAGCCGGGCGCAGCTTGTCTATTACGTCACGATCGGGCCAACAGCGGCCGGCACCGGGTTTGGCTCCGGCGGGTTTGGCTCCGGCGGGTTTGGCACTGGCTCGCCGCAGGCTGGCGTCCCCGGCACACCGATTACCGCCACCGATTGGACCCAGGACAACTGGGGCGAAATCCTGATGGCGTGCCCGACTGATGGCCCGATCTACATCTGGTCGCCGGACTTCGGCTTTCAAAACGCGCAGGTGATCAATCAGGCGCCATTCTTCAACGGCGGCATCTTCATTTCGATGCCGCAGCAGATACTCGTCGCATGGAGGAGCACGCAATCGACCGGCGTGCAAGACCCGCTCCGCGTGCGCTGGTGCAACGCCGGGGATTACACCAACTGGACCGTTTCCAATCAGACCACGGCCGGCTCGTTCCAGTTCTCGTCCGGCTCGACGATCGTCGGCGGCATCCAATGCCCGCAGTTCGGATTGATCTCGACCGACATCGAGGTCCATACCATGACCTATGTCGGCGGCACGGTGATCTTCAACTTCACGAAGGTCGGCACCGGTTGCGGCTGGATCAGCTCGCATGCCTGCGGCATTCTCTCCGGCAATCCGTTCTGGATGGGGACCAATAACTTCTTCACGCTCGGCGCGTCCGGTGTGACGCCGTTGCCATGCCCGGTCTGGGATCAGGTCTTCCAAAATATCTCGACGAGCTTTCAGACCAAGGTGCGCTGCGCGATCAACTCGCCTTTTAACGAGATCATGTGGCCCTATCCGTCCGCCAACTCGACGGGCGAAAACGACTCCTATGTGAAGGTTCACATCGAGGGCCAAGAGTACGAATGGGATTTCGGAACGCTCTCCGTTACCGCGTGGACCGACGTTTCGGTGCTCGGCATGCCGTTGCGTGCCGATAATACCGGGCAGGTTATCCAGCATGAGACCGGCACCGCGATCACCGGCGCCGGGCTTCCCTCTATTCAGACCGGCTGGTGGACCGTCGCCGAGGGCGAGCAAATTCCGATCATCGACTTCGTGATCCCGGATTTCATCTATGGTACCCGCTCCGGCGTTCAGGGTGCCTCGATTAACATCACCTTCCTCGGTGTCAACTATCCCGGCGATACCCCGATAATCTATGGCCCCTACACGGTCACATCGGCCACCGAGTTCATCAATACGCGCATCCGCAATCGGCTCGTTTCCGCGCTAATCCAGAGCAATGCGAGCAGCGAGTTCTGGCGCATCGGCCGCATCCGCTTTCGCTTCGCGCAGTCGGGCAGGAGGTAACCAATGGCATTCGGGCTCGGCGATCTCTTGCAGACGATGCAGCAGGGCGTGCAGGCGATTAACAACCTGCGGCAATCCATTCTGACGACTTTCCCGCAGGCCGGCGCGCTCTCAACGTCGGCGACGACCGGGACAATCAGCTTCAGTTCATCGCAGCCGGCGGCGTTCTTGTCGGTGACGACGTCATCCGGTGGGACATACAAAGTCCCGCTCTTCTCATAGGTGATCTATGACCAGCACATTCACCCCGAACCTGAATCTCGAAGAGCCCGCCAGGAACGACGACGTCGGCACATGGGACACGCCGGTCAACAACAACATGACGCTACTCGATCTGGCCGGCGGCGGTGTCTCCACGATCAGCCTCAACAACTCGCCTGTCGTTCTTTCCGCCGCGCAGTTCAAGTCGGCGGTCCTGGTCTTCAACAGCACATTGACAGGCAATTGTGCGATCACCTTCCCGACCAGCTTTATTAAACCGTACACGATCCGCAATGCTTGCACCGGCAGCTCGGCCTTTGTGATCACGCTTCTGACAACAGCGTCGGCAACCCAGACCATCGCCGCGCCTCCAGGGGAGAGCATCTCCGTCTATGGTGACGGGACGAGCCTTAACTACATGTCCCTTGGCCGCGTCGGGTCATATTGGGACCATGGAGGCAGCTCGGTTCCGGCGTGGGTCTCGGCGTGTACCGTGCCGCCGTATCTCGCTTGCGTCGGCGGGAGCTTCAGTGGGACGACCTATCCGGCCCTTGCGGGGTATCTCGGCGGAACGACGCTCCCGGACAGCAGGGGCCGCGCCCGCTATGCACTCGATGCCGGCGTCAGCCGCGTCACGTCGGCGATTTCCAACGTCGCCGGCAATACGCTCTTCGCAGGCGGCGGCGATCAGCTTCTGCAGCAGCACTCCCACGCTAATACCCTGACTGATCCAAGCCACGTCCACGGGGGCATTCCGTTGCCAAGCGGCGCGGGCGGCGGTGGAGGTCTTCCGACTGTCAATGGCACGCAGAATACCGCTGCCGCCTTCACCGGCATGTCGATCAACAATGCCAACGCCGGCAGCGGCGCCGCGCAGAATATGCCGCCCGTTTATGTCGGTGGCATCACCATGATCAGGGCCGGCTAAGCCAATTGATGGCGGCATGAATTGGGCGTATGTTCAATTCATGCCGCTGATCAAATCAGGAAGCAAAGCCGCCATCTCGCAAAATATTAGCGAGATGGTTCATGCCGGCCATCCGCAGGATCAGGCGGTTGCCGCCGCGATGCGCAATGCCCGGCAATACGGCCACGCGGCCGGCGGCGGCGTGCAGGCCCCGATGGGCGAGCGTTATGCATCGCGCCAGCTCTTCCACGAGGGCTTCCTTCACTCTTCTGTCCCCGGGCGGACGGACAAGCTTCCGATCTCCGTTGCCGGCGGCGCCTACGTCCTTCCCGCCGATCATGTCGCGGCCCTCGGCCAGGGCAATTCATTGGCTGGCGCGAACATCGTCAACAAGATGTTCAAGATGGGGCCCTACGGAACGCAGCTCGGCGGGCTTCACACCGGGCGCTCCAATGTGCCGCGTCTCAACCTGACACCGAAGCCGCCGAAGTTCGAACGCGGCGGGAACAGTCGGCACGTTCCGATCATCGCGGCCGGCGGCGAGATCGTGATCCCGCCCGACAAGATCAAGGAAAAGTTCGGCTCCCTTGGCCATGGCCATAAGGCCCTCGACGAATGGGTCGTCAGGACAAGAAAGCAGCACGTCAAGACGCTGCGCAAATTGAAGCCGCCGAAACAGGATTGATGCGATGACCTGTCCGTCCGTCGTGCGAAACGCAAAACCTGCCGACAGGCAGGAAATCTGGCGGCTCTTCCTGCAGGGGCATCGCGAGAACGGCCAGTTCACGCTCGCGCCCGAGAAGGTTGATTGGTTTCTCAATCGCGCACTCTTTCCCGAACTCATTCCGGAATGGGATAGCGGCGCACGCGGCGTCGTTGGCGTCATCGGCGATGTCGGGAAGTTGGAGGCGCTCGCCGTGCTGTTCATCGGCACCTTCTGGTACTCGCATGATCGGCATCTGGAGGAATACATCGTCTATGTCGATCCGGAGTGTCGGCGCTCGCATCATGCCGTCTCCCTGGTCTCATGGATGAAGGCGCAGAGCGACCGCATCCGCGTGCCGCTCGTGACCGGCATCATCAGCAATGAGCGCACCGAGGCGAAGTGCCGGCTCTATCGCCGACTGGTGCCGAAGATCGGCGAGTTCTTCCTCTATGGGGGCAGCGTGCGCGCATCGAGCGCGGCGATTGCAGCGTAATCGGCAATGGGAAGCAAGAGCCAAACGAGCACCACCAATCAGCAGCAGAGCTATGCGCCGACCGGCGCTGGCTATATCACCAACGCGCTCAATCAGGCCGGCAATGCGGCGCAGCTTCCATTCAACATCCCGCAGGCGCCGGTTGCCGGATTTAACCAGGATCAGCAAACGGCGTTTCAGAACGTCAACAACGCGCAGGGCATGGCGCAGCCCTACATCAATCAGGCGCAGCAATATTTCTCGCCGCAGGGCACGCAACAGTTCCTGAATCCCTATGCTTCGAACGTCATGGCGAACCTGCAGGATGTTTTCGGTCAGCAGGCGAGCCAGAACACCGGGCAGCTAACGCAGGCGGCCGGCGGCGTCGGTGCCGATCGTATCGGCGTGGGCCAGAGCGAGCTGGCGAAGCAGCAGGGGCTTGTGGCCGGGCAGACCATGTCCGGGCTTTATAACAATGCCGTGCAGCAGGCCCAGTCCGCCGGCTATGGCACGGCCGCGCTTGGTTCGCAGGCGCAGAACGCGGCGTTGCAGGGCGCACAGGCCCAATTGGGCACCGGCGGCCTGCAGCAGCAGCTCTCGCAGGCGCAGATGAACTCGCCCTATCAGCAGCAGCTCGCGCAGGCGGCCTTTCCCTATCAGCAGGCGCAGTTTCTCGCCGGCATCACGGGCAGTCTTGCCCCGGGCCTTGGCGGCACGACGACAGGGCAGGGCACCACGACAAGCCCGGGGCCGAGCGTCTTCAGCCAACTGCTCGGCCTCGGCACGGCCGGCGTCGGCGCGGCCGGCGGGCTCGGCGCCTTTGGCGGCGGCAGCGGCGGCAAGGGCTATCAGAACTCGACCGGCAACTATAACGGCATGACCAATGAGCAGCAGGATTACCTGCAGGACTCCGGCTTCTCGCTTCCTTCCGCGCGCGGCGGCGCGATCCATCCTTACGCTGAGGGCGGCGCGGCCGGCGATGAGCCGATCGATGCATCGCACGGCGTCGTACCTAACGAAAAGCTCACAACGATCCAGCCGCACATTCCGCAGCTCAATCTGAACCCGCCGCAGCAATCCGGCGGCGGCGGCGGTGGCGGGCTTGGCGATGTGATTGGTGCCGGCATGAAGATCGCCGGCATGTTCCTGAAGCGCGGCGGCGGCGTGAACCCGTATGCTTCTGGCGGCGCGGCAACCGACGAAGAGATGGAGCGAGCCAAGCATTACATGCGTGGCCTGCACACTCTGGGGCTTGGTACATGGAGCGGGAAAACAGCAGAGGACCAAGCAGCCCAGCAGACCCAGGACATGGCGGATGATATCCGCCGGCAACGGCCGCCGGTGTCGTATGCGAGCGGCGGCGACACGCCATCGCCGCTTGACGAAGCCCAATGGCCCTACGGCCCCGAGGGCGGTCCCTCTTCCCTCGATGCCGCGCAGTGGCCTTCCGGCCCGATCGGCGGACCGTCCGATGTTGTCAATTTCGGTGATCCAATCCGAGAACCGGATCAGGCAGCGGTCAATGACTGGCGTCAGAGCGCCGATGCGGATCGCGCGGCCGGCAACACCGCGCAGGCGCCGACACGAGCGCTTGCACTCGCGCAATCTGCTGGAGCGCCCGCATTCCCACCGCCGCCCGGCGTTCACGGACGAAGCGGCAGCCAGCCGCTGCCGGATGCCGGCACAGATGCCGGCGCGGGCGCCACTGGCGCATCAGAGGCCGGTGCAGGCGACCCAGAGGCGCCGCCGAAGGGAGGCTTCGCCGCGAGCCCGTGGGCCGCGCTGATGGCCGCAGGCCTCGGCATGGCCGCCGGCACGTCGCCGTTTGCCGGAGTTAACATCGGCCAGGGCGGCCTGCAGGGCCTGAAGACATTGGAGGCGCAGCGCGCCGCCGGCCAGAAGGACGAGACCATCGCGCAATCCGCGAAGCGTTTGGAGCTGGAGGCGAAGCATCACGAGGACCAGTACACGCGCGCCACGCCGTATCAGCAGTTCGAGATGCATAAGCCTATTCCGATCGGCCAGCATATCGAACCGATCACGGGCCAGACGCTCACGACCTATGGCCTGATGCAACCGAACGGCACGATCAAGCCGATCGATCCAACGGCGGCGCCCGCCAATCCGGCGCAGGCCGCGACCGATGATGCGACACTGCCGGCGAATGCCAAGGCGACGCAGGGCTTCCTGATCCCGGGCAAGAACGTGCCGGAGAACGTCGATCCAAGCGTGCTTGCCGCGCAGGACCCCGGCGTCGCCAATATGGTGCGCGCCATTGACGAGGGCCGCGCAAAGTTGACCGATGTGCCGATGAAGCAGCGCTTCATGGTGGAGCGGTTGCTCCATGCCTATGATGGGAAGTGGGATGAAACTGTCTGGGGTGCGCGCAGCAGGCAGCAGAATGACCTGACGACCAATGGCAACGCCGGCAAGATGATCATGTCCGTCAATCAGCTCTTGCCGCATCTTTCGACATTGAGCGACCGAGCCGCCGCGCTGAACGCGACCGCCTATCCGGAGGCTAACACCTTCAAGAACTGGTGGGCCACAGCGACCGGCGATTCCCGGGTCAAGCGCTTTAACAGTGTGCGCGATGTCGCCGCGACGGACGCGGCGCGACTTTTGCGGGGCACAGGCGCGATGACCGAGTCGGAGATCAATCACTGGCGCGATAATTTTGCCAATGCCGGCTCGCCTTCGCAGCTCCAGGATGTCATTCGCGACCTCTCTGACGATCTCATCGGAGCGCGCATGTCTTCGATCAAGGAGAGCTACCGCATCAACATGCGGCAGGAGCCGCCGGAGTTCCTCTCGCAGGAAGCCAGGGGCGCGTTGGCAAAGATCAAGGGCGGTGCCGCCCCGGCGCAGGCCGCCGGAGCGCAGCCGGCGCAAGGCCCGGCTCCGGCCACAGGCGCTGCTCCGGCCGCCGCGCAGCCGCCAATGGCGGGCGCGAAGCAGGCGCCTGACGGCCATTGGTACGTCAATCAGAACGGCAAGTATTTCAGGGTGGATCAGTAATGGCGACACTGACACCGGTCGATCATGATCCTTTCGCGGCGGCATCGCCGGGCCTGACGCCGGTTGAAGGCGATCCGTTTGCCGCGTCGCCGCCGCCGACCGAGACGCCGACGACATGGACCGATCAGGCCGTTAAGGGCGCCAAGGGTCTCGCGCGCGGCGCGGCGAGCTTTGCCGGCGACCTCGGACAGGCCGTCATGGGACCGTTCGGCCCGCAGCAACATGCCGCGCATCTGATGCATGACGTGTTCGGCGTCGGCCCCG